TGAGGCTCTTGAGACTTGACACCATACCTGGAACGCATGGCAACGTAGAGGCTGATCGTTTCATCGTCAACGCCGACCATAGAAAGGAACCAGGCAAAGCAAAGCACTTGGACCGCGTCGTGTGAACTATCTTGACGTGAAAGGTCGATCTGCGTGTTGCATTTCTCGAAGTCGGGTGCAAGCGAGCGCAACTTCCGCGCGAGTTCATTGTCGGAGTAGCCGATGTCGAAAACGACACCTTCACGAAGAATTTTACCGGCGCGCGCGAATGCAATCGATTGGGAGGCTGCCATACGAAGAGCGTAGCCGAGTTCGTGAGAAACAATCTGTTGTCCGTAATTGACGCCTGCAGCGAAACCAGCAGCGGGTTTGACCTTGACCTGCGTCTTCAAGAAGGAAGAAAAGGTCACACTGCGACTAGTTTCACCAAAAAACTCCTCGGCACGTTGGAAAATCGCAGGAGAGCGTCGGGAAAACCAATATTTCGCAAAGTCACCCTCAAGATTGAGAGTGGCGTCTTTGGAGAGAAAGGTTCGAGAAAAGCGCTCTACCAAGATCGAAGCATTCGTTGCATCATTGATTGAAATACCGAAAGGGTGCACGGGTTCCAGATTTCGCAACGCAAAATTGCGCAAAGATTCGAACTGTGAGCTAGAAACCTGCACATCGCCCATCTTGTATCCCTCGTAGAAATTTGACAACACATCGGTGCGCATCACAAGCGGACCTATCTCACCGACCTTGCGGAGGCGGACAGGTCGACCAATCTGAAATGGTATGAGCTCACCCGCTTCTTTGGCCGTCGAGAAATTCGTTTTGGAAAAGATCAATGACTGGAGTTCAGCAGCTAGGACCGGCATCACAGATGCATGACGTTCCTGAAGGTGTGTGTCACTAATAACGTTGCGCGTAACCAAGCTGTCTGAGATGTCAAGATAACCGAAAGAGGACAAGGTTGTCCTCGAACGCATCTCATCCGACATGACTTGCGGTGTGACAAGTTCATCCAGACAAAACGGTTTGATGTCGCGTGCGGCAAGTGCGCCAACATAGGGAATGTGATCCCAGTCGCCACCACCAACAAAAGCATCCCTGAGAACATGATCGCCAAAAACAAACGTGACGGTAGTTGCGCGCGTCAAAGCCACGATACGGGCGCCGGGACGATTGAAGTACCACATAGCCTGAGCATTCGATACGTCGCCGGCAAGAACAACGCTGGTAGCGCGCATGCCTTGAGAGCTACCGATTGTGATTGCATCTTGACCGCGGAAACTAAGCGCCTGATGCAGATGTGCCTTAAGATACATGTCGGCAAGTGGGAACGCACCAGCGCAGTCGGCACGTGGTACAAACACGATCGACCGCGGCCTAGGAGAACGTGTTTGAGCGAAAGCGCGAAAAGCGTCGAACGGTAAAAGGCTATGATAGATCGAAAACGCGTCATGAGGCACTGCATTGGCAACCGGCATGTGAAATCTACGCGAGACAAAAAGCTCATGAGTTACGTGAGGAAGACCATCCTCGCTAACACGTTGCGTATGATCGCCAAGCAAGATAAGCTTTGCGTTAAACCAATGTGTGATGCAACTCCAAGCCACTAAAGTCTGCATGTCCATCGCAAAAGCTTCATCAACAATGACATATTGATACCTGTACGTATAGCGTGGCACACAATGTTGCGTGACCACGGTGAAACGCTGATCAGCTAGTTGTCGCCATTCTGCAGCCAAAGCGTTGGACGGGACGACAACGAGAACGTGCTGCAGGTCACGTTGAATAAAATACTGCCGAAGCAAAGTTGATTTGGCAGAAGAAGCAACACCAGACAATACGAGCTGAGGCCAACGAGCACGGCCCCGGACCAACCGCGATTCAAAGAAGTTGCGCAAATGCCTGTCAAGGTCATTGTCACCGCGTGGCACATTGAAGGAGCCTGGACGAGGCATAACACGCGTCACAGTGGGATACAGAGCGATGTCGAGCAGCTGAAACAAACCGCGATCGGGAAGGCATGTCAAGAAACGGCCGCCGCCCAGATTGTGTGCGGCGAGGAACGCTTCCTCATTCGCAAATTGATCAAAAAATGCATCAGCGCCTCTAGTCCGAACGGCCGGTGGCGGCCAACAATCACCCTCAAAATTGAGAGGAACATTGGTGATAAGGTGGTCAGGGACATTGATGTTGAGCAAAGAGCAGGCAGGTGCG